GGGCATTGCCACAGGTTCTCTGTGGTTCCGTCCCTAGAAGTCCTGCGAGTAACAAGTCTTGCCAGCAGGAAACACAGCAAGAACCGTAAGCAAGACAGCAATCCATTGACCGATACATTACAATAGGATTACCGCCGCCTCCCCCTCTCCATACAACACTGTTGCGTACACGCATGGTCGTATGTAACATGGTTCTTGTAAGGTGTTGATACACTGTGACTTGAGAACCTACGGATTAGAGGTAGGATAGCTCTTGAAACTATATCTCATGTTGAGAGAGGAATCTGGTAGATAAGATGTTGGATAGTAGAAACTTGTGAAGCTTGATAGGATGGCTCAAGAGTCGTGGGATCAGTAGGTGCATAGAGACAAGGGTCATGGATCAAGAATCTTGGCTCAGAGGGGCTGTGACTCTACAGCGAAGCAAACTAGGTTTGCGAAACTGTGCTGCAAGAACCCTGTATGGGGGAAACTTGCAACAAACAACATTAAGAGTCCCTACCTGCATACAAATTTTTTGAATTTTGGGATTTTGTTGACACTGTTGACAGCATGTTGACACTTTTTTGAGCTAGGTGACTTTTGTAAGTCAGTATCTATACCAACGACTTATGTAATTGTTGACACTGTTGACACTTTTTTCTGAGTAAGTTCCAATACTGGTTTGTCTGAGCAAAATAAGTGTCAACAACGTCAACACTTCTGTAACTCCTTGATTATCTTATATAGTAACTACTGCCACCACCCCTGATTCTGGTGTCAACAAGGTGTCAACGGTGTCAACACTTCTTGACAAACCATGAACCATGAACCATAGATTGTTGCGTGCCCACAGAAAAAGTAGACAAACGAACCTACGCATCAGGCAAACCGAAACAGGTGATCAAGCAACAGGCAGCCAAACGCAGCCGATGTCATCGTAAACGCATGAAGGCAGAGAAGGACATGAAGGAGGCTCAGTCGAAACTCCGTAAAGTTGAGAAAGAGCTAACCACTAAGCAACAGTTTCTTGAGATCATGAGCCAAGCTCCTACGCCAGCCCAGCAGCGTAAGGCTCTACTGGCATTGTTTTACGAGAAGGGGATCAATCCAATCGAAGAGCTACTATCCTATGCTGCCGACCCTGACGTTGAGAAACGTGACAAGATAGCCATTTGGAAGGAGATTTGCAGCTACACCCAGCCCAAACTCAAGAGCGTTGACGTTCAGGGCACACTCAATGGTGAGATGAAAGTAATGACTGTAGATTATTCTAAAGTATCTAAATCTACTCTTGCAAATCCTGTTGAAGCAGAAATAGTGGAGACAGAGTATGACGAATTTTTAAGCGACGAGGACAAGCATGAGTGAAGAAGCTTTAAATAATGTATGTGGAATTTTGGGAGAGCACTTCCGAAACTACGTTGTTATAGCTTCTGATGATGACAGTCCTCTTGTTTACGACGTGCGATTCAGTGATCCGTATGCAGCAAAGGGGCTGCTGGAGTCAGCTACAGAGTACCACGAAAGTTTTATTACAGGTGGTACAGAACACGAACTCGACGACATAGAGTGGATAAGTGTTGATGAGGATGAAGACTTCGAGGACTTTGACGAAGACGATTACTACTACGAATGAGTGTACAAGTTCCTGCACAGGGATGGGAGCCTAGGGCTTACCAGCTCCCTCTGCTAAAATATATGTCCCAGAGCAAACGCAACCTGCGTGCGGTTGTTGCGTGGCATCGTCGTGCTGGCAAGGATTTAACCTGCGTTAACATTGTAGCCATCAAAGCTCTGCAACGTGTGGGCACATACTGGTATGTCCTGCCCTATGGTAATCAGGCACGACGCATTGTCTGGAACGGCATGACTGGCGAGGGCAAGAAGTTCATTGACTACTTCCCCAAGGAGATAGTCGAGAAGAAGAGCGAGCAGGAGATGCGTATCCACTTGAAGAACGGTAGCGTCATTCAGCTGATGGGTTCTGACGACCCAGACAAGATGGTTGGTGCAAATCCCATAGGTGTGGTCTTCTCTGAGTTCAGCATCTCTGATCCTTCAGCTTGGCAGCTCATCAATCCAATCTTAGCTGAGAACGGGGGATGGGCTTTATTCAACGGTACACCTCGTGGTGAGAATCACTTTTACAAATTATTATTAAAAGCCCAGAGCGATGGGGCTTGGTACAGCAGTCACCTGTCTGTCAAAGACACGAGGGCGATACCACCAGACGAGCTACGACGTGCTCGTGATGAGTTAAACAACGAGGCTCGCTTTCAGTCAGAGTATATGTGTTCGTTCAAGACTCCTGTTGAGGGTAGTTACTACGGACCCTACATCAGCAAAGCCTACAAGGAGAAGCGTATCTTAGACGACCTATCCCCTGACCCCATGCTCCCAGTACACACCGCATGGGACTTGGGTATGGACGACGCTACGACTATCTGGTTCGTTCAGCTCTTCAAGAACGAGGTGCGTGTGGTTTACTACTACGAGAACAGTGGTGAGGGTCTACCCCACTACGCCAGAGAGCTAAACCGCTTTGCAGTGCAGAAGGATATTATCTACGGCAAGCACTACGCTCCGCATGACATCAAGGTGCGTGAGCTTGGTACAGGTAAGAGTAGATTGGAGATAGCTCGCAGTATGGGACTGAAGTTTAGTCCAGTGAAGAAGCTACCCATCATCGACGGCATAGATGCGGTGAGAGCACTCCTACCTCGCTGCTGGTTTAGTCGCACGTCCTGTGCTCGTGGGATTGAAGCTCTCAAGGGCTACCGCAAAGAGTTTGACTCCAGTCGAGGTGTGTTTCGCAAGACCCCAGTGCACGACTCTAACTCACACGGAGCTGACGCTTTTAGAACCCTAGCGGTTGGTCTGAAGAAGCCAACCATGTCAAACAAGAAGCCCAAGGCAACCTATGACGTCTCCGCAATCAGCTGGTGATCTATCTTTACTGGACGAGGCGGTGGTGCGTTATCACGCCAAGGGCTTCGACTTTATAGAACTACTAGATCAGTATTTAAATCCTAGACCCCACCAAAAACGATATGTGTATAGCTCGCCAGAGTGTTTAATACTAGCCGAAGAAGATGAGGACGAGGAGCACGGTAGGTTCTGGCGTGTGGTGTATGCAGCCTCTCGTATAAAAAATCCTATTAGTTACTTCTTTAAATTAGCCCCATATAAACTTGACATCGTAGCTTTTAGTAGGTATCGAAGGATGACAACAGATAAACCTGACTGTAATAAATTTTATAGTTGGGACAAACTTTTAAAATATTCTTATGGGAAGTAGACCAAAACCACCGCCTCCTCCTCCGCCACCGCCTCCTCCTCCGCCCCCACCAGCACCAGCACCGAGGCAGCCTATTCGTAAGCCTACACAGGCTACTAGAACTGTATCCCCAGCTAGGATTACAGCAATGGGTCAGGCACTACCTCGACGCCCTCAACTTGTGACTGAGCGTCGTCGTAATCTATCAGCGACAGGGCTTGGTCTTGGCTCCGTAATGTAGATGCACGATCTAAAACAAAGGTACGAGGAGCTAAAGCTTTTGCGGTCGAATCTCGACCACATGTTTATTGATTCCCAGCGGTTTGTGCGTCCTAACTCAAATGAGTTTGACCACCACCACACAACACGCAAAGACGACGACTCACGAGAGATTTATGATGACACAGCCGTCTGGTGTAATCAAATGTTCGCAAATGGACTAGCGTCCAATATGATACCTAAGTCTGATAGGTGGATGTACCTTCGGGTAAAAGACAGACTGAACAAAGATTTAACGCCTGAAGAGCAGAACTATCTTCAGACTCTAAGTGACAGGATTCTACATGAGTTCTCACTTCCAGAGTCTCAGTTCTACTCTTCATCGCATGAGTGCTTCTTAGACATAGGTGCTTATGGCACATCTCCTGTGCAGGTAAGTTATGTCAACGGAGTTGTGAACTTCCGTACTCGACCTCTAGCCGACACATTCTTTGACGTAAATTCACACGGCAAGGTAGATACGGTGTTCTATCGTTGTTTTAAAACTGCACGTCAACTCATGCAGATGTTCCCACAGGTAGAGGATATGCGTGGCTTCGACAAGAGTAAGTCAACCCATAACAAGTACGAGCTTGTGTACAGCATTCATCCTAGTTCTGATAGACGTGCTAAGAAGGGTGGACGTGTGGGAGCAGAGCGTCCTTACACAGTGACTTACTGGTCACCTGCCCTCCCTGAGCCATTGTCTGTTGATGGCTCAAGTTATTTTACTTTCCTAGTTCCACGCTGGTCTAAGCTGGCTGATGAGGTATATGGACGTGGTCCAGCCTTCACCTGCTTATCTCAGATTCGCGTGCTAAACAAACTTGTTAAGGAAGCTCTTATCTCTGCTGAGTATCTGAACTTCCCAACACTAACTGCAGAAGAAGACAGCATCTTACTTCCAATGAAGTATGGCTCACGTCAAGTGATGTTCCATGAAGCAGGTAGTGAGAAGCCATCTCCCATCCTTGCTGGCAACCAGCCACAATACACAATGGAGATGATTCGCATGTATCGTGACACAATCAACCGTTCATTCTTTGTTGACCAGATTATTCGTCAAGAGAAGAAGGAACGCCAGAGTGTTACAGAGATTCAAGATGTGCGTGGTCAGATGTTAAATCAGCTCGCCCCTCTTCTCAATCGCATGGAGTCCGAGTTTATTGGACCAGCTATTGAGATTACTCACGCACTACTTGATCGCAACAATGAGCTACCAGAAGCACCTGCTTCTCTAGCTGATGCTGAGCTTGAGATTAGCTACACAAGCCCAGCCTCACAAGCTCAGTATGCAACCAGACTTTCTGATATAAGTGCATTTATGCGTGACCTAGCTCCGCTTGCACAAGTAAGCCCAGACGTTATCCAAGCTCTTAATCCACGTGAGCTGTTTGACGAGTACGCACGCTATCGGAATGTGACTCCTGCTATCATCCGCAGTCAAGAAGAACTTGATGCAGATAAACAGCAGAAAGCTGAGCAAGAGCAAGCAATGATGACATCTCAAGCTGCTCCTCAAGTTAGCGGTGCAATCAAGGATATTGCTCAGGCTAAACAGATTGACCCCGAAGGTGTAGGTCAGCTGTTGAACATCTAGATGAGTACAGATTTTAGTATTAAGCGTCTTAAACAACGTGCCCAGTTAAAGGAAGACCTACACACAATCCTTCAGACTCCCGAAGGTGAAAGGTTTTTTCGTAGTTTTTTAAGGGAGTGTCATGTAACCAAACCTGTTTTTCACAGTGACGACAACAAACTTCGTGAGTGCGAAGGTCGTCGTAGGCTCGCAATGAGTTATCTTGATTTGCTTAGTGAGGATGACCCTCACAAATTAATAAGAAAGTTAGAAGAACAAAAAGAAAATGAGTGACACAGAAGCCACACTAGGTGGAGCACTCGCTGAAGACACTACGTCTGAAGCAACTACCACCACTGCTCCTGTAGCAGAATCAAGTCCCGCTGTGGACTTTGCCAATGAAGATATGTATCGGCAGTTTGTCGATACTCTCCCTGATGATGTTAAAGGTTCTCAAGTAATTCAAGAGACCAAAGACTTCTCATCCTTAGCCAACCAGTTGCTAAATGCACAGAGTGCTCTTGGTAAAAAACGCTTAGAAGCACCATCTGATGAATGGGGTGACGACAAGTGGGAGGAGTTCTACAGTATAATGCGTCCAGAAGACGACGAGTATAGTATCCCAGACGAGCTAAATCTACCTGAAGAGTTTGCAGATGCTACTATTCCTGAGTTCAGCGATGACGCATTACAAGAACTTGTAGATTTTGCAGGGGGACTGGGACTCAACCAACAACAGTTTGATATGCTGTACAACCGTTGGGCACAGATGTCTGTCGAGGGTAATCAACTTGTAGCACAAGATCAAGCTGATACACTTAAGACTTTTAAAACTACAATGCAGGCTGAGTGGCAGGATGACTTTGATGTCAACCTTCAGAACAGCAAGGAAGCCTTTACTGCTTTGTCGCAAGAGATACCAGAGCTTAATGAGCTTATCTCTGATCCAGTAGTAGCTAACCACCCTGCTACGTTAAAGCTGTTTAACAAACTGTCAGGTTTGATTAAGGACACGCTCCCAGTAGCAGGAAGTAACCCACCCAACGCATTTGGGTCAGGAACTGTACAGGGAATACGCAACGCTATTCAGGAGTTGGACGAGAGTAACTCAGAGCTTATTCTGTCAAACCCCGCTAATCTTAACCTTGCAGACCGTGCAAAACGTGAAGAGATATTAGCAAAACGTGCTAAACTTTACGAAACCATGTACGGACAAAGCTAAAACTACTTGACAAGTATAATTCACTGGGCTATCTAGAACATACTAGGTAGCCCTTTTTTGGGTCTAGTAACAGCTTTGGAAAGCCGTTAGTCACGTTATAACTAGAAGAGTCCGAAAGGGTAGCTCATCGAAAAAGCAAACTATTCATTCTAACTTCTAATTATTAATTATCATGGCATTATCAGCAGTAGGCTCTCAGGGCTACTCAAACGCATCAGCGTCCAGCTCTGAGAATTTCATTGAAAAAGCATACGTTGCAGCTTTCCGTGAAGGATTTGAACAAGCTTATCAGCAGTCCGAATCGAAGCTTCAGCCGTATTTCGAGCAAGAAACCCAAAACGAAGAGTATCAGTACTTCGACCGCATCGGCACAGCCGACGACATGGCTGAAGACACCTCTCGCTTTGGCACTAACCCTAACAGTGACATTGATCACGACCGTCGTCGCATTGGACTTAAGGACTACGAACTCGGTAAATATATCGACGAGAAGGACCTCAAGCGTGTTATCACTGATCCAATGAACGCATACACCCAAGCTCTTCTTGCTTCGGGTAAGCGTAAGATTGATGACATCATCATCGACGCCTTCTTCGGCAACGCATTCACAGGTAAGAGTGGCGGTACTACCGTTACTTTCACTGAAGGTGCTGGCGACGAAGACCGTTCTAACATTGTTGTTGGTAACATTTCCAAAGGAACTATTACTGCAGCAGGTGACTACGTAGTAGCTGGTGGCAACACAGAAGGCTTCTCCGTTGGTGCTGACTTCGGAACCCAAGCTTCTGGTCTCACCCTTGAGAAACTTCGTGCTGCTCGTCGCACAATGCTTCGTCTTCATGCAATCGACCAAGATGAAATCGTTAACTGCTTTGTTTCCGCTAAGCAAATTGACGACCTCCTTGGTATCGATGAAGTCGTTAGCTCTGACTACGCAGTTCGCAAGTCCCTTGTTGAAGGCACTGTTACAACCTTCCTTGGTTTCCGCTTCATCCACACAGAGCGTCTTCCGCTTTCGACTGGTTCTGGCGGTGACGAGCGTCGTTGCATCGTTGCTACTTCTAAGGCTCTTAAGTTGTCTACAGGCACAGGTCTTAAAGGTGACATGTGGCGTGATCCATCCAAGAAGAATATCCCTTACATCTACTTCAAGCTCTGTGCAGATGCTTCTCGTATGTGGGGTGAAGTTTCTGGAGAAATCCGCTGTAACGAAGCCTAATCTTAATCGTAGTCTCCCCTGTACATACGGGGGAGACTACTCCCTTTTATGTCAACGACTCCCACTAAGTTAAACATAATGAATGCTGCCTTGCGTAAAGTGGGCAGTTATTTTCTGGAAGCAGACGACACTACAAGCACTACTTATCAGATCACCAACCAAGCGTACTTGGACGCTATCTTAGAGATATTCGCAGAGAATACCTTTAACTTTAACACCAAGAAGGTTGAGCTTACCGCAGTAAACCCTACCGCACAAGAGAACGAACCTTACGATTATTACTTTAATCTGCCATCAGATTACAACTTTTTGGTTCGTCTTAGCCATCCGACTGATTTCTACACAGTATCGGAATACGATTTTTACAACAATCAACTGCACTGCAATCACGCAACGATTGATATGTGCTACACTTTTATACCAGACTTGTCGTCATCAGCTACGACACTTCCTGCCTACTTAAATCGTTTGATTGCTTTGCACATGGCTCAAGCTATTGCTATTGAGCTGTCTGGGTCTGAGAACCGTCACGAGATTCTTCACGTTCAGTACGTTAAGGCACTACGTCGTGCACGAGTTATGGAGGCTCGGCAGGGACCAGCACAGGCTTTCGTTAGCGATGGTTCATCCAGAGTTCTAGAAAGTCATCAGCGTTATGGCACGTTACAGTAATGTTCAAACAAATTTTTCTGGTGGTTTAATCACCGACAACTTGGCTGGTCGTACAGACTTACCACGCACTGCTAACTCGTGTAGAACACTTGATAACTTTTTACCTACTCTACAAGGACCAGCTACATATCGTCAGGGTTTTAAGAACCACGTCGTAGATACTAACGATTCAGAGACAGATGTTGTACAGACCACAATTATACTTGCGACTAATAACAAGTATCGTGTGGTGTTTAGCAACCTTCAAGTTAAGATATACGATGTTTATGGCACACTCAAAGATACAGTAGCAACTCCGTACAGCTCTAATGAGCTGTTGGATTTACGCTTTAGCTCTGAGACAGACATCCTTTATATAGCTCACCCCACGCACAGACCACGCTTCCTGCAAGCAGATATTGTGTTTGAGTTCCTTGACTTGGTAGACAGCACTGGTGACAACCTGTTAGACAGCGACGGCAATCAGCTCCGTGCTTCTGTTGCTCTCTCTGGAGATACCAGTTGGTCTCTGACCGAGATAGATACATTTATTGAACCCTTCTTAGAGGAGGATGTATCAAGTGAGAAGATGACAATCATCAAGGGAGAAGAAGTTGTAAAACTTGTAAGTTCAGCTGCTGACTTCTCTGCAATCTACACAGACTACAACGGGAATAGCAACTCCTTTACTAAAGACTGGTATGTTGAGTATGAGGTAGAGGGCATAAAACTCATAGGACTAGTAATAGACTCTGCTACTAACTACCCTGAAGTAACTGGTCCCTCTGCTGATGGTAGAACTGTGTATGTTGATGCGGTAGACGCAGTAACTACCATTGAGGATACTGCTGCTAAGTTATACCTGTTGGACAACAACGAGACCACTGCTCTAATAGATATTGATAAATTAGAAAAAGATGATGTTCCAGATAATGAAGTTCACCTTCGCTCTGACACAGCTATCTTTAATGGCTCAATCATAAACTCATTTATTAGAGTACCCAACGACCAGCAGTCACCAAACATTGTAGTCGGTCACACCCGAACAACTAGCCGATGGGTAAAGGTTTCAGAGTATTTAGGAATAGAGCCACACCCAGTAGAGTTCTATCGTGGTGCTACTGTTCTTTCAACTCCTGACTTTTATGATTACGGTAGTGTTTATAAATCATATGGCGGTGCTGAGTTTGAAGTAGAGACCGTAGCCAACACAGCAACAGCTGAAGTAGACGCTACAGGTAACAGAACATTCTCGTGGTCAGGAGGTAGTTTTGATATAGATACAGCAGCTACTGCTGACGATGTCATTGGAAACTTGTCTACAGCTAAAAGCATGGATGTGGTAAAGTGCGACCCTGCTGTTCTTATTGAAACAGGAAACAACCTTATTATCCCTACAGGTGCAGTAGTTGTTACAGAGATTGCCAACGATGTGCAGGTAACAGTTACTAGTAATACGTTCTTTGATTCTGCACAGGTTGTAGGACGTTACATCAAAGGTAAAATGCCTAGCGGTATGGTTTACATGAAGATTCTTGCATGGGATAATGGAGGACAAGTTCGTGCCTTGTTACGTTCGCCTGTTCCTCGCACACCTACACAAGACTTTGAAAACTCTGGTGTGTTCCAATCATTTGCAATGGGAGCGTGGTATGAGAATAACTATCCACGCACTGTAGCCAAGTATGAGCGACGTCGGTTCTATGGTGGTACTTATACTCACCCAAACTTTGTATTTGTAAGTAAGCTTGGTGATGAGACTAACTTTGCACCCACCGAAGATGATGGCACTGTATTAGATACAAGCGGATTTACTTATCCACTGGGTAATGTAAATGCGTCTGTTCGTTGGATGCTGGCTGCAGAGGACTTAATTATTGGTACGTCGCAAGGTATATTTAGAATTGTTCCAAATCAGTATGAGGCTGCCATCAGTCCCAAGACAATCCGCATTTCTTTAGTTGATGACGTTAACTGTAAAGGTGAGGCTGTATTAATTGGTACGTCTGTTTTCTTTCCTGATGAGTCAAATACTCGACTGATGGAATATAAATATGATACTAACATTCAGCGATTCAATGCAAATGATTTAGCTAAGTTTATATACCCCACATTTGTCCAAGACCCCATCAAACGGATTTCAGTGCAAGAAGCACCGCAAGCTCGTATTTGGGTTCTTACAGAAAGTGGACAATTATATACATTAGTATACCAACGTCAGGAAGATTACTACGCATGGGCGAAACACCCAACAACAAAGATAGACCGCACAACTAAAGCACCTGTTCATGACATCACGGTTGTTCGCGAGGGTTTTGCTTCAGGTCAGGACATGGTAGTTATAGCAACTACTCGCTCAGCTTCTGCTGTGACATCTTATGAAGTGTTGAACGATGAGAGCACATCTGGCACAGATGCGGTGTATTTAGATGCTGCTCAGACTTCTGATATCGCACCTTCTGGTGCTAACTACGACTCAGGCACAGGTGAGTTATTAATTGATGTTTCAACCTATGCACTCTTTGGTGTTGGTGATGAGCTTGGCGTGGTGCTGGACGGAGTTTATTACGGAACTCTTGATGACGTAAGTAACAACATTCGCATTCCAATGGAGAACTCTACTACACCTATTCGTGTTACACTAGGTATTCCCTACACAGGCACGATTCAACCAATGTATCCTACATGGAACGGTGCTAATAAACCTTCGTTTGGTACAGATGAGATACGTGTGGTATCTGCAAGACTTTATGTTATTTCAAGCTCGACATATAAGTTTGGAGTTGGTAATAACAAAGAAACTATACGACTAGAAGGCTTCGTGACTACAGCCGATAAGTCTGCAGACGTCACCAAACGACAAGTGCAGTTCACAGGTTTCGACAGAGAGAAGCCAGTGGCTGGTTCTTATTTTGGAGTTGATAAAGTTCCTGAGATTGTACAAGACTCTGCAAATGAATTGACTATCGCAGCTTTAATAATTAAGACAGACCTAAACTAATGGAAGCAGCAATCATAGGATCAGTTTTATCAGGAGGTGCACAGTACATTGGGGCACAGCGTCAAGCTAGGGCTATGGAGTATAATGCCCAAGCTGTACAGAACCAAGCTGAGTACAATGCAGTTGTTGCAAGAAACAATGCTCAAGCTGAAAGACAGGCTGTTGACTTTCAAAATAGCGTTGAGGTAGCGAACAGAAATCGTCTTATTCAAAAATCACAGGAGAACCTCCAGATTATGCGTAGAGAGGCTAAGGCTGACCTTGCTCAAGCAGAGGTACGTTTTGGCTATGGTGGCACATTTGGTGACTACGTTGATTCTTTGGAGAACGACGCATTTGAAAAGGAGTTATCTTTTGTGAGTGAGCTTGCTGATGAAACAACGTCCTCTTATCTTCGTATGGGCGAGCTAGACAGACAGGCAACTCTGATTACTCAGCAGGGAGATATACAGGCACGTAATATTTTATTTGGCGGTCAAAACCAAGCTAACAACCTACGCAATCAAGCAGGCAATGTTCGTGTTGCTGGTTTTGCTGATATGCTGGGTTCGTTCGCTCAAGCAGCCTCATATTCAGAATAATTATAAATTATGGCTATTAAAGTACAAGCAAGGGCAATCAAACAGGACACTGCAGACGCATCCGTTTTTGGATATAACACTGTATACAAAAGTGCAGCATCTTCAGTTGGTCAGGCGTTGTCTGGAGTTGCAAATACCGTTGCTAGTGTTACTGCAAAACTCAAGGCACGAGAAGAGTCCAATGATCGAATTGCTGCTGATGCAAATTATGGTGCTTACAGAGATGGGTTAACTCAGGCTACTGCTCAGTTAAATGACGCTTACGCAAGTGAAGACAAAGAAGCAATAAACATTGCAGAAGCAAATTTTAAACAGTTCGACGCAACACTACCAACTTTTTCTTTGGGTAACTTTGGAGACCAAGAGGTAACAAATCCAGATGCCTACGCAATGTTTAATACGGATGCCAAGACTCTGTGGACTAACACAACTGTAGCACAGCGTCACCGTAAAGAGCATTACAGAAATGCTAATTTTGTTAAACAAGACCAACAACAAGTTGAGGATGCAGTCTTTGCACTGACTAACAAATATACAGGTCAACCAATACCAATGAATGAGTTGACGCCTCTTGCTAATAGGTTGAACGCTTCATACGAAAGCGACGCTTTAGATGCTCTTGCTAGTGCTCAATCAAGAACAGCAGCTATAGGTGAGCTAAACGATAAGACTGAGTATTTATTTAAAACAGCTATTATTAACTCTGGTGTTGATACTGAGAGAATGAAAGTAATCAAAGATGAGTTTGTTAACTTACTTGAGCAGGGTTATTTTGAGGGTTTTACTAGAGCAGAAGAGTTTTTAACTTTTGCAGATAATGCTATTGCAGGGGTAACAGAACAACAACTTGCACTGCATGTAGAGGAGCAAAAAAACATCGTAGATAAAGCTGCAAATACTTTTTTTAACATTCTTGACCAAAAAACCTTTGATGGAAATGAGCAGGAATTAGCTAATAACTTTTTAGAAAGTACTAATCATATTGACCTTAACACCTTTAAAAAAGGTTCTACAGCGTACAAACAACTAGAGTCTACGAGAGATGCTGCCGATTTCTTTTTACCAGCTAAGGGGGTAGATTTAACTCCATATCAGCTTGTGATTCAACAGTCTTTTAAAGAAGGTGCAGAAAAAGGAGTGTTACCTGAAGAGAGTATTAAGATTCCACAGGAGTTTGATGAAGTCCTTGCACGAAGCGAATCTTTTAATGGTATTCGTGGCAGAATAGTTGATGCTGTTAATTATATCCGAGATGGTATTGATAATGGTAACACGGCTGTATTAGAAAGTTTTGGATATAAGACCTATTTTCAAAAAAGAAAGTTTCTAGATGATAACAACTTTAAATTTATTCCTGTCTTTAATAAGAGCCAAATAGAGTTTAATATCCAAGACCCTGACAGATTAAAAGACTATTTGCTAGATACAGCTAAGCGTAATCAGAACTCAGCTGCTATGATGCACCAAGGACACAACCTTATAAAGACTGGTAGCAGCAATGAGAAACTTGAAGGCTTTATGCTCCAGTACTTTGCTATGTCAGGTGGTGCAGCCTTAGATGAGGGTGTATCGTTGTTTTCAAAGTTTTACAGAGAGGGCTTAGACGTAGACTCTATTGAGGGCTTTGAAGAGCTTAGAGACATATTGGTTACAGATGAATCAGAGCTTGGAAGACTTCAAAAACAAGCAAGGAAAGAAGGTAATCAAGACTTAGTAACTCACCTTGACACACTAATCAATGGCATGGTGCGTGATGTTATGGATCAAAATCGTCCAGCTGGTGGTATTATTGCTGGTTTCTTTCGTAAAATTACAGGACAGGAAACAAAGAATCTGCGTCGTGACTATTATGATAGAGAAGACAAACTCGTGTCCTTAAATATTGGTATTGCCAGAGAATCTAAGGACGGTCATCAGGTTCGTATTCCACAACAAGTTATTGATAAGGTAGACCTTGGAGCTAAATATCCATTTATAATTGGAGACTTCCCACTTAGAACTATAATACGGAACTCTGAACCCTATCAGCGACTTTCACTTCCGATTGAAGCAAGCTTGAACAACGGAGTGTACGACCTCTTACCAGACATGTTCACTGAGCGTTACGTCGAAGCTCTTACTGATGAAATGGTTGACCTGTTTGACTTTGTTTATAAAGAAGACAACCAGCTAGCAATGCTTGATAAACTAGGCGGAGAGTTTGCTCAGTTAGCTCAAGACTTTAGAGCAGACAGAGTTAAAAAAGAAGACCTTGCCGAAAAGTTGCGAGACGCAAAAGTTAAATCAAGGGGCGGTGCTATAAGCTCTTACTTAGATTTCTCAACCTTTGGAACACTAAGAGACGGCTCAGGTAAGTTGGGTGTAGCTGTACGCTACTATGACCAAGATACTTTTAGTTATAAGTCTCTTGTTGATGCACAAAATAATCAAGTAGTTATCCCTGTTAGCAACATTGTAGAACGTATTGATGTAGAAGGGTTGGGCTTTGACCCAGTCGGAGACCCTGAGGGGAGTTACTTACGTGCTCCAGTCTCTAGTGTTCGCTAGTTTGAAAGAATGTATTAAAGGATGTCTTTTACTTTTACACCTAAAGAATTAAGAGCACCGACTGAGCTTGACAGTTCTTTACTGAGGTCTCGAGCACAGAGTGCTAAAGCTTCTTTTGATTCTGGCTTAGATGCAATGACAGGGTCTTATGCAAACCCTTTGAGGCATTGGTATCTAGGTAAGCTAGACAGAGAGTCTGGGCTTACTTCAATCACAGAAGATGATGTTACAAATCTGAATAACCAAGGTATCCCTTTAGACTATTCAAACGTAAAGGATTACACTCCTTCTCAGCTAAGACAAGCAGCGTTTGAACTTGCTGAAGATGATCTTAGAACCTCAAAGGTTAATAATCTTTATGGAGCAACTAACCTTGTTTCTGGTATGGCTCCTTATGTAATTGACCCTGTCAACCTATTTCCATTTGGACGAGTACTTAGCGTTGCAAAGCTTGGTAAGTTTAATTCCGTAGCAACAGCAGTTAGTCGTGGTAAGCGGTTTAAAGCTGCAGCATCAACATACAAGAAGTATGCAAAAGAAGCGTTTCTTGGTAATGCAGCTGTTGAACCACTTTATTACATGGATGCTCGTTACACAGGACAGACTTATGCTCCTGAAGATTTTGTAGTTAACTCAGTGGTTGGTGCTGCAGTTGGCACAGGATTCTTTGGAACTATTGCTGCAGGTATTAACTTTCGTAAGGCAGGTCGTTCTACTGCAGACATTCAAAACTTTGAAGACATGTACTCTTTCCTTGAGACAGGAGATTTTGGCGGTGCAGCTAACGTCTTGTTTCAAAACAGCCCCAAGTTTAGAGCACAACTTGAAAAGATGAATGGCGTTGGCGACATCGTTCAACAAGCGTATCAGACAGATGGTATACTTCGTTTTGATTCGTTGACTAGGGCACAACAGAACTTGGTACGTAAAGCAATGGACGGATTCGTTGAGCGTGGCGTTCAGGCTACTATGTCAAAAGCAATGTCCGAACAGATGCTTGATGAGGTTAAGCAAAACCCAGATATCTCTATACAGGAGCTGTCTCAAAAGTATCGTGAGCGTTACATCCGTGTTTATGACGCTGTTATGCGTAATGACTTTACAGGGCTTAATGCTGATGACTTAGACATTGTTAATCGCGTTGTAGGTGAGTCAGGTGTCCTAGAGCGTTCGGCACAAGAAGGAGCTGAACCTATAACGTTAGCAGAGCTTGACTCGAATAGGCTAGGAGCGTTGGCAGCAGCACAGGAAGAAGCTTTGGGTATACTTACTACTCTCAAAAAAATGGGTGTAAAAACCTTTGAACAAGCAGTTGCCGAAGGTAAGATGACTGCTAGTCAAAGAACTAAGCTTCTTAAACGATTCAATAAACTTTACGAGAAGTCCTATGCTAAGGAAGTTGGACTAGCTTCTGAAGTAATCAACAACATCTTTGGTAAAGAGATAAAAATCAAACGAGTCTCTAGAAAAAAGCAAGAAAGTCTTGGGCTTAGAGGTTACTATGAAGATGGTGATATCTACCTTAACAGAGCAGAGATTATTCTTGGTAATGGTGGTACACCATTCAACACAGTAATCCACGAGGCATTGCACGCTTTGAAGGACATTGACCCCGACTCATGGCAACAGATAAAATCTTTGATTGAGGAAAGTCCCAAGCTCGCTGATGCTATGCGAGACTTTATTAAAAACCGCAGAGGTTACAGAGGCGAAGATATAATTACAGATGAACTTCCTTCTGTTGCTTTAGAGTGGGCGATTACTCAACGTGACTTCTGGCTTGAGTTGCAGAACAAAAACAAACCTTTGTTTGTTAAGTTGAAGCAAGCATTAAAAGAGATGTTCTCTAGGCTACAGGAGCTGTTTAAGGCAGAACCATTAGGCAGAGTGTTTGAGGAAAAAGAGTTGCGTAAGCTTTTGAACCCAAACATTACACCCGACGAGTTAGCTCGCAGAATAGGTGAGATAATTAACACCAGCAGAGAAAAACGTCTTGGGTATGGTAAGATACTTGAAGCTATGGAAAGTGCTCAACAAAACGTTAACCGAGCTACTTTCTCTGAGCCTATTGCGGGTAGAGATATTGTTGAGCGTCGTCTTGACGAGTATTCTCCAGAAGAAACTATTGATGCTGATAATCAAAGACTGCGTGGCGTTCGTGAACAAGCGATACGTTCTCAGTTAATTGGTCTTCTAGGTATTGATGGCTATAAAGCAGATAATTTGTTTGATGAGCTGCTCACTCCGATTGATGAGCTACAAGCAGACATTGATCC